AATACAGCACAGTCTTACTCTATTACACAGACTTGTCAAACTTCTGGTGGTTGTGGAATATCATTAACACAAGGAAATTAAAGTGAAAAAATGGATTGTCTCTATATTGGTTATTATACTCTTTTGTGGTATTCGTTATTCAGACCCTTGGTTTTTGGATATGGTGAGACTGAAAGCACTAGACCAACACCAAAGAACACAACAGGAGACAATCACAGAAAAGATTGTAACTGTAGAAATAGATAATGATTCTATAAGAGAAAATGGTCAATGGCCATGGCCAAGAAATGAATTAGCAAAAGATATTGAAGAACTGTATCGTATGGGAGCTGCGATTGTTGTAGTGCCTATACTATTTGCAGATGCAGATAGAATGGGTGGTGATAAACAATTTGATGAGATGTTGAAAAAGACTCCCACCATCATAGGTCAAATACCAGCAAACCAAACCAAAGGCAATCCTGTACCCAGAGGAGTTGCAACGATAGGAGCTCCTTGGCAACCTTGGGTATACAACTATGAAGGTGCAGTTGGGCCAATAGAATCATTTGCGAAATCTGCAATAGGTGTAGGTATGATGCTGATTGCACCAGAGGGTGATGGTGTAGTTCGTAGGATGCCACTGGTGGTACAAATAGACGGACAACTATATCCATCATTATCTATGGAGATATTAAGAACAGCTGCTGGAGATATAAGTTATCAGATGAAGATTGGGGAGGGTGGTATCGAAGCACTACGCATACCAAAATATAAAAAGATAATGACTGATGCAAATGGCGCAATTTGGATTGACTTTAAATGGAAAACAAAAACCTATGCGATAAACAGATTGACAGAAAAAGAACTATTTGATGGATTAGATTTTACAGGAAAGATTGTTATACTTTCACCAACTGCGTCTGGTATTGATAATCCAGTTGCAACACCAGTAGGAGTTATTCAAAGTCACGATTTGATAGCTGCATCTATAACAACCATGATGACAGGAAGAAACATCACAAGGCCATTCTGGTCTGATTTAGCAGAGTTGTCAGTTACCTTGGTCGCGTCACTCATACTAACTGCGGTGGTGTTAACACTAAGTTGGTATTTCGGTGCGATACTGTTACCATTGTTTCTTGCTGGGTCGTATTATGGAAGTTCATATTTATTTACTGAATACAGTTATCTAATAGATTGGTCTTATCCTATTCTCACTATGTTTGTAGTTTGGTCGGTTGCAGCTTTCCTACGGTTCATGGAAGAGTTTAGATTGCGTCAACAGATTAAGAAACAGTTTGAACATTACCTTGACCCAAGACAGGTTGCAATTTTACAGAAAAATCCAGAAGCACTAAAACTCGGTGGTGAACGTAGAGAGATGAGTTTTCTTTTTATGGACATTGTTGGGTTTACACCCATATCAGAATACTACAAAAACAATGATGACCCAGAAGGACTAGTGGAATGTATCAATGACTACCTAGACCGCATGACCAAGATAGTTTTAGATAATGGTGGAACGGTAGACAAATATATGGGTGATTGTATTATGGCGTTTTGGAACGCACCACTGGATTGTGAAAACCATGCAGAACTCGCAGTTCGTACCTCTATGGAGTGTGCGGTGGAGACTGAGAACCTAAAGGTCGCATGGAAGGAGAAAGGACTACCAGAGATTAATATCGGTAGTGGCGTCAATACAGGAACGTGTATTGTCGGTAATATGGGTAGTACCACCAGATTTGACTATTCAGTTATTGGTGATGCAGTCAATCTGGCTGCAAGATTAGAGGCCTCAACTCGCAATTATCACAAGGAAGATGGTAGTATTGTTAATACCATATATTCTTCATACACCCAAGAACAGTTACCAAATGACCTAAAAGGTGTCGAAATAGACAAAATTAAGGTCAAAGGTAAAGAAGAATTAGTAACTATTTACAAATCTCTATGAAAATCAATAACTTAGAAGCTCAGATACCGCTTGACAAATGTTGTCCCGCCCCTTATAATGGTTACATAAGATGAAAAAAGAGGTGACTGAATGAGTAAAGTGAATAATTGGATAATGGAAATGGAAGACAACACAGCTAATGCGGCTGAAGAAGTACTTTCGCAATTGGAAGATGTCACCAGTAAAGAAACAATCCTTTCAAATATACTTGAGTACGTCAAAGAACGTATGGAAATTGTTGACGAAAGTTACATAAAAGAGTATTTTGAAACAAATATTGACGAGTGGCGATTTGAGTTTAATTCAAAATATATCTAATCAACGCTTGACAAACCCTGCTTGGTGTGTTAGCTTAGTTATATATGATGAAAAAAGTGAGTAAAAATATGAAGTTTGAATTCTTTTGTGATAAACCCCAGAAAAAAACTGTGAGTCTTTATGACCATGAGATTAATTCTAAATGTGAGTGGAATACCTTGTCCAACAAAAACGCAGAAGTCAAAATATTTGATCTTGTGATGGATACAGTTTCTTATGATAATTTTATACGACTCTATCATGCAGCTCTAGTTTCAGAGTATGTTCCAAAAGATGCGATGGAAGTTTACAGACAGTGGTGTACTGACATTACTGAAATACTTGTTCGCAATGAAGAAAAAGATTTGAGTAAGTTTAGACTTAACTGGTATGCTTTATTACATCGTGATTTGAAAGACTACAAACAAGAGTTTGATTGGGAAATGGTTGCTTTGAAGAAAGCAAAAGAGAAGTACCCACCACGTTATAAAGCTCTGTACTACAGACCAGAAGTAAAACTTGCGTTGGCTGCATAAAGAAATTTTATGAAATACTACGAACAAAATGTACTATCCTTTGAAATTGAATGGAAATATTCAGCCACCGTATACAACGAGTGCATGAGGCGTGCAGAGGAAATACTTGCATCATCTATCTTTGCAAAGGTGGTTGATGAGAATGATTTGATTGCACTTACTGAAAAACTAGTAGAAGAATACGAGGCATAAATACTTTCATGGACGTTTATACCCACACAATTATTGCAACAAGCGCAATTGCTGTCGCTTACTCACTAGGCAGATACGTGCAAAACAACACGTTGCATGAAAAGGTTGTGGGTTGGGTTCTTGAAAAGTTAGAAAAAGATGGTTTTATTCAAACTAAAACTGACGAAGATGGCGATAAAGAACTAATTAAAATATCAGAAATTATTGCAAAACACATTAATGGTACTTGACTTTTTACATCAAATTGTGGTAAATTTATATTATGACTATGCATCTATTGCCTGCGTATTATACGACAACTAATACACGCAAAAAAAAGAAACCTACTAAAAACAAGAGAATTCTTGCAGAGCGTGCTGCACACGAAAAGTTTCTTCGTAAACATGGCTGTCACCCTGACCAACTTAAAAAGAAACCTAAGAAGTTTGTAGAGTGGAAAGGTCATGATGTATATCGTAGGGAAACAAAATACATTCCTAGTCGCATGGATATGGGCAACATAGATAGTTGCACAAAAAAAGATAATACTGAGAAACTAAAAATATCAGCTGGATACACTATTGCACCTGCATACAATAAAGGTGCGTACCAAGTAATCACCAAAGACAACGTAAAGGATATTGGTAAATGAAAGTGGAAGTTCGCAACAATAATGTTGATAAAGCTATCCAAATTATGAAAAAGAAGCTACAACAAGATGGCCTCTTTAATATACTTAGAGAACGAGAGTTCTATGAATCAAAAGGCTCTAAACGCAGAAAAACTAAAGCAGCTTCAATTCGTAGACAACAGAGAGAAATAAAAAAGAGGAAGGAAGAACTTGGATACTAACCAAAAAGTAGAAATTGTTGAATTGGAAGAATATGAAAATGTTTCTAAAACTTCAACTCCGTTAAGATTCCAACAACCGTTTGTATGGTACATGAAATGGGCATCTTCAATAGTGCTTATTATTGCGATGGTTATGACCACTAATAACATGTATCCCTATAACATGTATTTACAATGTATTGGTGTTGCTGGTTGGTTAGTTGTTTCAATCATTTGGAACGACCGAGCATTAATAATTGTAAATGCAGTTGCAGTTGCAATTTTTCTAAATGGTATTTTTCAATATCTTACAAGGGGATAAATTATGGTGCGAAAGAAAATAACTGCTACCACAGACAACAGTAAGTGGGAAGCACCTGTAAGAAAGAAGTTTCGTAAACCTCGTAAACCTATGACTGAGGAACAAAGAGCAGCTGCATCAGAACGTCTTGCAAAAGCAAGAGCTGTAAGAGCTGCAAAAAATCCTGAGTATGGTTTGTCTGGTATTCATACAAGTTTAAGAGAACTTGATGAAGAACATCAGTTGCATCCAGATAAAGTTAAACAGTGGATTAAAACACAAAAATCATATGCGACAAGTGAACGTGCATCTGTACGACAAAATGTTAAGGGTGCAAGTTCAAAACTTGCTATGCATGAGGGGTATGTTCGCAACATGCAATATTACCTTAAAAATGGCGATTGGATAGATATGTTCTATGGTGAATACATGCAAAACAAAATAAAGAGTTCTTGCAAAGCGTTAGCATACTATTGGTATGGGCCAAAGAAGGGTGAACCAAAACGAGATATTGATACGTTCTATCCTGATTTGGGTTGTGTGTGGACAAAAGAAATGGCGTTAGGAGAATAATTTTTTGGAAGAAGATATTGAAAATAATGTCATTAAGGGGCCATGGAAAAAATTACATGTAAAACAACCTGAAGACATTGAAGCAGAAATTGAAATGAAAATGGAGTTTGCTGAAGAGTTGACACAGGAGTTGATTGTTCACATGGTACAAATGTGTAACGATAATAAAATTACCATAAGTGATGGAAAACTTATAAACGACCTTGGTATGATAATTGAATTTACAAAAGGTATGGTTTACAGGGGAATGGAAATACCATACCCCACACAAAACATTGTGGATAGGTTTGTTGATGTTGATAAAGACAACGATGGAGCTACTCACACTGATGTTAACATGGAACATTTGAGCAGATTCATAGAGTTGTTTATGTTGGAAGATGATAATGATTCTAGTTGATATGAGCCAAATTTCAGTTGCAAATGTTATGATGCATTTGCATATGACTAAAGAAACTAAACCAGATGACAGCATGGTTCGTCATATGATTTTAAATTCGTTACGCATGTATCGTACTCGTTTTAAATCTGAGTTTGGTGAATTAGTATTGTGTTATGATTCCAAACACTATTGGAGGCGAGACTATTATCCAGAGTACAAAGCTTCTCGTAAGACTACCAGAAAGAAATCTAATCATAATTGGGATGCTATTTTTGAGTGTCTTAACAAAATCAAAAAAGAATTTTCTGAAAACTTACCTTATAAGTTTATAGAAATATATGGTGCAGAAGCTGATGATATTATCGGTGTTCTTAGTGCAGAAACTTCTGATGAAGTTATGATACTATCTGGAGATAAAGATTTTATTCAACTACAAAAGTATCCTAATGTAAAACAGTATAGTCCAATTACTAAAAAATTAATAGACGGCGAAAACCCTGTTACATATCTCCAAGAACATATTTTTAAAGGTGATACCAGTGATGGGATACCCAATGTACTGTCACCCGATAATACTTTTACTGAAGGGTTACGGCAAAGGCCATTGGGTGCTAAAAAGATTTCATCTTGGATTGATAACAACATTGATGATGTGTTGCCTAATGATGAAGTAAAACGTAACTACCAAAGAAACAAAAAATTAATTGACCTTACTTGTTGTCCAGAAGAATTGTCATCTGAGATAATACATACATATAAGGAAGCGACAGTTAATGACCGTAGTAAATTACTGAACTATTTTATTAAAAAGAGATTAAAGACTCTAACTGAATCTATAGGAGAATTTTAGAATGGATTTATTAATATCAGAAATTTTGGACAAGGTGTCCAAAGCAAAAACAAAACAAAATAAGGTTGCTCTGTTAAAAGAGTACGATAGCCCATCATTAAGAATGGTTATCAAGTCATCATTTGACCCCAAAATCAAATGGTCACTACCAGAAGGTGAAGTTCCTTTTAAACGAAACGAAGCACCAGCTGGTACTGAACACAGCACTCTTGCATATGAAAGTAGAAGATTGTATCATTATATAGAGGGTGGCAATCCCGCTCTTAGTCAAACCAAAAGAGAGACTATGTTTGTTCAGATGCTTGAGGGTTTGCACGATACTGAAGCAGACGTTCTTGTAGCTGCAAAAGATGGTGTACTCCATCAAATGTATAAAGGTTTATCTGCAAATGTTGTCAAGGAAGCTTTCAACTGGACTGATGAATACATGGTAGATGATCATGCAATTTATCATCAAATGCCAGGCCCTGCGAATGGGTAGTAATTTTTTAAATGATTATGTGAGTTTCGTAGACCACACCACAAGCGATCCTTCTAAACACATAAGTTACTTTAAAGAAACTTGTGACGTAGTTAAAGAACAGGGAATGGCTCCAGAACGTATGCTAACAGCCGCATTGGGGTTGTCAGCTGAATCTGGAGAGTTCACTGAGATTGTTAAGAAGGTTATCTTTCAAGGGAAACCTATGGACGAACACACCAGATATCATATGCAACGTGAACTTGGTGATGTTATGTGGTACGTTGCTCAAGCGTGTATTGCATTAGATACAGACTTGGGTGATATTATTGATATGAATATTTCTAAGTTAGAAGATAGATATCCTGATGGCTTTGAAGTTTCTCGTTCTGAGAATAGAGCTAAAGGTGACATATAGAAGTGATCGAAAAACCAACTGATAATATAATATCATTATCAGAGTTAATCGAACAACGACTTCGTAAACAACAAGAGATAGATTACTATAAAGAAACTCTTATAAAGTTAGAACGAAAGATTCGTGAACTTAGTAAAGAAGTAGATATTACTTCCTTAATTATTGATATGATTGAGACTGAAAAGGTCTTGACAATTGATGAGAAGCTTGGTAAAATACTACTATTGAATGACAAAAAGAGAAAAGAATGAATATATTCTATGTAGATCGCGATCCTAAGATTGCAGCCAAGATGCACTGTGACAAACACGTTTGTAAAATGGTGATTGAATATCCACAGCTTATGTCAACAGCTCATCGTGTGCTTGACGGCAATCAATATTATGGTCTTACCAAGAATGGGAGAAAGATTAAACGCTGGAAGTTAGAAGACAAAGTAATGGAAGACAATCTAATGAAAGCGTCACATGTCAATCACCCCTCAAACCTGTGGGTTCGGGAATCTAAAACAAATTACAAATGGTTGTATTCTCTGTGGATTAATTTACTCAAAGAATATACACATCGTTATGGAAAAGAACATGCATGTGAAGGTTACATAAATTTTCTCAAGGATTTGCCAACAAACATTCCTTACAATGAGTTTAGTGATCCACCACAATGTATGCCTAATGATTGTAAAACTAACGACACAGTGTCAGCATACCAAACCTACTACATAGTAAAGAAGTCAAACTTTGCAACTTGGAAACTTAGACAACAGCCGGAGTGGTTCAATGAAAGATTTACATACCTTGCTCAAAGATAATATCGCAGTACAACAAAAACAGTTGTATGACGCATATATTAGAATAAAAGAATTGACTGATGAACTTAATGCTTTGAAAAAACAAGCAGCTAACACTCAACTGGAGTTTGACTTTAATGCCAACATATAATTTTTATAACAAAAATACTGATGAAAATTTTGAAAAGTTTATGAAAATTTCTGAACTTGATCAGTATAAGTTAGATAATCCTCACATTAGCCAAAGACCAGCTTTAGTAGCTTTTGTTGGTGATCATATCAGCGCAACAGCTCCAAAGATTGATGGTGGTATGAATGAAAGATTAGAACAAATTGCACATTCAAATCCTGGCTCCCCCCTCGCAGATAGATATGGTGGTTCTACCAAAACAGTTAAAGAAATTAAAACAAGAGAAGTTCTCAAAAAACATGGTGTTCTCGATAGGTTAAAAAAATAAATTATAAATAAAAATAATGGTGCAGGCGAGAAATCACACTTCAGCACAGATGCACGGCGTCTTGGAAGCTTGGAAGTCAATCCGCCTATGCACCAGAGGGGAGTTGACACCCTCAGGCGAACATCCTTGACTGTTGGCTCCCCTCACCTTATTTTAAATAGGACATAAAATGGCAAGTACAAAAAAGAATAAAGAAATAAACGCAAGTAATTTAGTAACAATAAAACCAATTACAGACAACCAAAAAATTGTTTTTGAGTCTTGGAAGAAAGGACAAAACCAATTTCTTTATGGTGCGGCTGGTACAGGTAAAACATTCTGTGCATTGTATCTCGCAATGCAAGATGTAATGAATTTACAAACTCCATACGAAAAGGTTGTATTGGTTCGTTCACTTATACCAACAAGAGAGATTGGGTTTCTGCCAGGCGATGAAGACGATAAGTCTGCGTTGTATCAGATACCATATCAAAACATGGTACAGTTTATATTCGAACAACCTAACGAACAATCGTTTAACAATCTATACGATAGGTTAAAGGGTCAAGGCTCATTGCACTTTTTATCAACTTCTTTTCTAAGGGGATTGACAATGGACAATGCAATTATTATAGTAGATGAGTGTCAGAATATGAATTTTCATGAACTTGATACGATTACAACTAGAGTTGGGCAAGACGCAAAGATTGTATTTTGTGGTGACTTTGACCAAACAGATTTGCAAAAACAAAATGAAAAAAATGGTTTACATGATTTCTTTAGAATACTAGATGAGATGGAAGAATTTAATTGCACTGAATTTACTATTGGTGATATTGTTCGGTCAGGATTTGTTCGTAACTATCTTATCAATAAAATACGCCTTGGATTTGGAAGCGAATAATGAGTACATTTTTTTGGGTTATGATGGGGATAATATTAGCAAT